GTCGTCGGGCCGAAACGGTCGCCGCCTCTTCGGGTCCCGGTGGATGTTGGCCAGCAGTGCAAGGATTGCGCTCGTGTGATTCCACTCGTCGTCCAGCCGCGCCTCGGCCATCTCCGTCAGTTCGGCCAGGGTGGACGGCCCCGGATTCAGGCCGAGGACGCCGGAGCACTGGGCGACAAGTCGCCAAGGCGAAGTGCGAACTCCTCCTCGATGGCCTTGCGCATCCGCGCGTCGAGAACCGGGTCGGCCATCAGCCGGTCGAGCAGCTTGCCGCCGTCCGAGACGATCTGCATCAGGTCCACGTCGCAGAGTGACCGCACTCGTTTCAGCGCGTCCACATTGAGCGCGACCGTCCAACTGCGCCCGGCGTTGTCGGTAAAGGTCTTCATTCGCTCACGTCCCTCCTGTTAAGCCGCGACGGTCATCCACTCAGGGGCATGGTCCGAATATGCGACCTTCACGGTCACAGACACGGTGAGGGCTTCCTCCAGCGGCTCGTTGGGCGTGAAGTTGGTCACGACGAACGACGCGCGCAGTCCCTGGCTGCCCACGGTCGTGATGTCGCCGTCCATCACCGCCAGCTCGATGGAGGTGTCGTTGAAGTAAGTGTCCTTGATGGCCGTAAACCCGGCGTCCTCGGTGTCCCAGACCATCTCGAACTCGATGCTGCCGTCCTTGAGCGTCCCGACGCTCGCACGCCAGCCGTTATTGGCGCGC